CCTCCAGCCCGGCGATGGCGGGGGTGTTTTCGTTCTGGTTCATAGCACGACCTCCTCTCCATTGATTTCAGTCACTGTCATCCTGTTCACCTTGCGGATTTCTCCGGACGGCAGGATCTTCACGTTGAAGGTATTCCCCTCTCCGTGGAAGGAAGTGGGGACGCATTTGTCCACGGAGATGATCTCGCCGGATTCGGCGACCCATTTCAGGGATATCTCCTTTTTCAGCTTCGCGAGCTCGCAGATTTTGCTTGAACTGATCATAATCTTCGGAATTTCGGAGAACAAATTTATATCCTCCGCCCCCGGGAAAGTAGGACAGGATCGGGGGCGGCCGGTTTCCTGGATTTTTCCGTCAAAAGCCTGTCGGTCAGGGTTGAAGGGGTGTTCAAAATCCGTCGCAGCCGGAAAATTCCGTTTGCTGCTCCCCAGCCCTGCCCTGTCGGCGGTCTTGCAACCGAAACGGCAATCCGCGTAATATGCCGACGCGGTTGCGCCTGGCCGGATGGACGGACGGGTGAGATCATAGGGCGGATCCGATGCCGGCGCCGCCGGAGGTGTACGGGTACAGGATGTTCCCCAGGTAGAGGGTATCGAAGGCGTCGGTGCCGTCGGTACGGTATTCGAGGGGGTCGTCTTCGGTCTCGGCCAGCTTCTCGCCGCCTTTCTGCTTGTGGAATCCCAGGGGCGAGATATCCACCTCGGCGAGCGAGATGGCGATCAGGAGGGCTTCATTGTTTTCCTTGTTGAACATCGGCATCAGTTCCTTGCCGCCGCGGAATCCGTCGTTGATGATGGAGTGTTTGAGGTTGTGCGCCATCGGGCGGCCGATGAACTGCGCGGTCACGATCCAGCCGTGCTTGGTGAATTGTTCTGTGATCACGGCCTTGAAGTCGTCGTCGGAGACGGCGAAGTTCGAGCCCAGGGCGGTGGAGTCATAGTAGAAGATGACCTCCTTGCAGAGATGGGCCCGGTAATAGTGGCAGAAGTCATCCACCAGCTCGCGCAGCTTGCGGGCATATTTGACGTAGAAGGATTTCAGGATCCGGAGAATGGATCCGTCCCTTTGTCCGGCTACAAGCCAGTTGATATTGGCGTTGTAGTCGAAGGCGATAGCGATCGGCGCCTTCAGGTCCAGGTCTCCGTCCAGCAGGCAGCCGAAGTCGGTCCCTGCCAGATCCAGGCCCGCATCCTGGAGGGGCGTGTTGTTGTTGGCGATGTAGGTGTGCAGGCTTTCCCGGAAGTTCGAGTAGAATCCGTCCTGCAGGCGCTCGATGCGGCGCGACAGGATGGAAGTCTGGAAGACCAGGGGCGGCAGGTCCCGCTTCATCTGGCGGACGTACTGAAGGCCGACGACGTCGATATTCTCGAAAATTGACCACTCGCGATACAGGACGGCGATCTTCCGGAGACGTGCGAGCTGGGTGTCGATTCGCTTCAGGCGCTCCGGATCCGGAGATCCGGAATGCACCAGGGTCCAGCGCAGCTGCAGCAGGCCGGTGATGGCGTCGATCACGTCGGGCGTCGCCTTCTCGCGGTAGTTCAGCAGCCAGCGGCCGGATTTCAGCACGGGCATATCGCTGACGAAGAGGACGGAATGATGCCAGGGGCATCCGGAGAAATACCGCATCGTGCCGCCGTTCGCGGGGAAGGTCTCATCCTTCAGCTTGTCATAATCCAGGCCCTTCGCTTCGTCGGCGATGATCCAGTCCAGCGTGAGGGAATTGGAGCTCATCCGGACGTCCTGCGAGATGATGATCATCTGGGTGCCGTTGTAGAAGGTCACGACGTCCTCGTAGTTCTGGACCGGGATCAGCGGCTTCGCGTATCCCAGGCGCTCGGGCGGCCGTTTCCCGATGACGTAGTGGATGCCTTCCAGGAATCCGGCTTCTCGGAGTCCTGATAGGGCGGCCGGAAGGGTGCGCGTGCGGGCCTGTTTGAAGGAAGACGCGACGAAGGCCCCGGTGGATCCGGGCATGAACTGGACGTTGCGCTTGATGCGGCGCGAGACGATGCCGAAGGACTTGCCGAAGCGCCGGCTGCAGATATCGACCTCTGTATTCGCGGCGATGGCCAGCGCTTCCTGCTGCGCGCGGTTCAGATACGTGGTCTTCTTCTCTGTCATTGCTGCTGGTCGTCGATGGTATCGTCGAGCTCTTGTTCGTACTGCTTCAGCAGGCGGCTCGCCTTCTTCTCGATATCGGGCACCTTCTCGATGCCGATGACGGACGGATCCACGCTGAAGGATTCGTCTTTGGGGATGATTTCTTCCCAGGGATAGTCTTCGCCGTCCTGGGCGTCGAGCTGGTTGGCCTTGATGATCGCCTCGGCGATTTTCGTCAGCGCCTTCGCCTGTTTGTCGGATCCGGCGATGGCGGCGGCTGCCGCCTGTTCGAGCAGACGGTTCGCGCGCATCCGCTGGAATTCCTTGTCTGCCTTCGGCGCGTGGCCGAAGAGCACCTTCACCAGGGCGATATCGCGGTAAGCCTGGATCCGGCCGACGCCGAAATTGTTGATGATGTAGTCCCGCATCATCGCATCGGTGATCATCGGATTTGCAAGCCAGCGCGCGAAGATGGCCTTCATCCGTTCGAGGCGGGTCTGCTCCGGTTCCGGCAGCTTGACGTCAGGGTTTTCCAGGGCCCGGCTGAAGACGTCGATCAGGTCGCGGTTTGACGTATCCTTCGTCATATAGTCAATGGTTTACGATACGAAAATACCCATCCGAGGATGGGTATTTGAGACACGGCGTCAAAGGCGTCAGACTAATCGGCGTTTCTTCAGCTGCAGCTGCGTCTCTTCGGAGATGACACATCCGTGATCCAGCAGGGCCTGGACGCGGGCCGCCACGCCTTTCGAGACGCGGTCTGATATCTTCTCCGAAGCCAGGGCCTTCGAGATGTAGGACCGGCAGTTCTTCTCGTTGAAGGCGACGGCCTGCGCGGCCTTCGCCTTTTCCAGGAGGAAGGCGTCGATCTGCGCCCATCCGGCTGTGATGCGTTCATGGGATTCCAGGATCCCGGCGCGGAAGGCGGCGCGGTCCCGGTCGGTCCGGGCGGCCTTCATCTTCTCGTGGTAGCCACGGCGGACGCGGTATTCGGCGGTCGTCTCGTCGTAGATCTTCTGCATCTCGGGCGGGAGATCCGCCCGGCGGGTCCGGCGTTCGTCGCTGGTCCGGAAGACGATCTTCGGCGCTGGATCCGGTGCCGGATCCTGCGGCAGCTGCTGCGCCGGGGCCTGGTTGAACCTGGCTTCATGCGCTTCGGCTTGCCGGTTGATGAAGACGAACGGCGATTCGTCCAGTTTCCGGAGCTCATAGGTGAGGACCTGCTGGTCGCGTTTGCGGCCGATCCACGACATCAGCGCCTGGTTGGGTGAATATCTGCAAAACAGGCGGAATCCGGAATCGAAATCCGGATTCGCCTGTTTCAGATATTCGTTGATTTCAGGAATCATCGCTGACGATTAGTCGCCTGCCGGGGTGAAGACGCCGGTGCTGCAGTCCAGGGATCCGTCGTCGGTGACGATGGCGCCGGCATAGACCGGGAGCATGGACACGTCGGGGCATTCCACGGTGAAGGAGATCCCCTTCGCGGAGCCGGCGGCGTCTCCGGAGGCCGGAGTGGCGACCGTCTCGGACCGGTAGTCCGGGGATCCGACAACGTGGAAGCGGCCGGCGGACTTGGCGATGTAGATGTAGTCGTCGTTCACGGAGGCCTTCGCGAAGCCGAGGGCGGCTGCGGTCAGGTCGGGGAAGGAGCAGGCGAGCTGGTTGCGGAACATCTTGCAGTCCGTTTCGCCGATCGTCTCCGCCGACAGGGATCCTTTGCCCTGGGTGGAGTAGATCTTCTGCCAGACTTTCCCTTCGACAAGCACGAAGTCGCCTGCATAGGTGGCCAGGTCGCCCTCGGTGAGGGTGTCGTTCTTATCCGGGTCGTTCTCGATCGTAGGCCAGGCGGTGATATACCGCTTGCGGATACGATAGATGGTGGTGCCAATCCCGGAAGGATTGACACTACCAATATTGAAATCCAGGTTTGCGTGTTTCATGCTACATTCGATTTGCTGGGGTTGACTTATTCAGCGGCCATCGCCTGCTTGAAGGTCACATCCAGGTGGCCGGTGCCTGCCGTGATTCGGACCGTAGCGATGCGCGGGTTCGCGGCGCTGGCGTCAGAGCTGTGCGCGTAGGCGGTGCGGGTGAAGGTGACCTTGTTGCCGACGGCGGCGACGGTGAGCCAGTCTGCGCCCTCGGTGATCACAGCCGCGGAGACGTTCGCGCCGTCGGAGGTGGAGTAGGTGCGGTTGTTGGTACCGGCGCCGGCCGGGGCCTCGATCACGGTATCGCCGGAGATCACGGTCTCGCCGGACTGGCTGCCAGCGGCGGGCTTCGCGACCATCAGGAATTCCGGCTCGATCATCTCGAACTGCACGCCCCAGAAGAAGCACATGAAGAACTGGACGACCTTCGGATTGTCAGGCACGCGGACGAGCACCTTTTCCTTGTTGGACTCCTGGTCGCAGCC